GCCGTAATGGGTATGTTGTTGGAAGGAGATGGAGTTATGATTACCTCAGACGCAGTGCGTAACCTAGCCTCTTCTCTATCAAAAAATGACGAACTAATTTTTGAATCAACGTTTATGAATGCATGTTGGTATTGGGGTGAATATTTAATGTTCTTTAATAGTGTTAACGCTGAACATACTATGCGAAAGTTGAGCATGGCACAACAGGATAGTATTACGCCTTTTGAAAGGGCAGACGCGATAGTTTCGAGTATGCTGGGCGTGGCTATACCTAAATGTGTATACCGGCAGCAGGCAACATTCGCCACAGGCGGTGTAATTGGACAACTGAGTAATAGAGTAAAATTCGGAAACATTGTTATTGAACACATGCAAGATTATGGATATACTATAGCAGGTGATGGGTTCAACACGCAAACGCTGGTACCCCCATCGGGAGTAGCATTAGTAGTTGGGCTAGGTGGTCCACTAATAGCTGGCACGCCATATGGTAGCATATTCGGTGTGCGACAAGCTTCTCTCAAGAGGGTTGGTTTCACCAGGAGACGTGCTTACCATTATAATGACTTGTGGGGTATGGGTGTGGTGACCAGGTGGCTTGGCTACGACTTGCACTACCTGCACCCCAGGGCCTCAAATAGCCATAGGATCTACGCCGCAAATGACGTATCAGTCGCAATGCCGCCTGTGAACATAGGAACACTGGATACGCCTACCGCATATGAATTCCTGTCTTTGAGTCGGAGACAACACGTTTTCGGGTCTGACTTATCACTAGCACTAAATTGTAAGATGGTGTTTCAGTGGCAGAGGGATACACCCACACCACTGGCGAGAGCACAGTTCAATTCACCTGTTTGTTATGTTGATGAAAGGAGTTATGCTGGTGTGAGATATTACAAAGGTGTAAAACATACTTCGACTAACTACCAAGCATATCTATTAGCTGATTATGATTACGTAACCTCGGATTTTCAAATAACCTATCCAGAGCAAGCTGTCCCACTCCCCGTGCCTATAGGAGATTT